TACCCTTAAATATTACAAAGCAGTAACACCCCTCCCCCCCTTGTAAGTAAACACTCACATACTTTAAAGTTAGTAAGTAGTTACTTCTAAGTAAGTTAACGCTCACTTCTAAGTAAGTAAGTAGTCACTCCAGAGATCACACTAAGTTAGTAAGTAGTTACTTCCCAGGCTCGATAGTTTCATACTATTGGAAACATAGAAGTCATAGAAGTACCCTATAAAGTAACTCCAACAATACCCGACTAAAATACTCAAGTATTATCATAGAATTATATTATATAAAGTTATATAGTGAGTAGACACTAACATATTCTACCTAGAATTCCTAAGGGTTTTCCCTAAGTAACTGATTAGAATCGATTTAAGGGGCTTCTAAGCCGTTTTAATCGTTTATGGCATGATAGTATTAACTGTAAAAGATCTCTAGTTTCACCATATTGGTGCATAGTCTCTATAAGCAAAATTCATGCCATTATTGAACTACTAAGGGTTTACCCTATTAGGGAATGTCCTAGTATATTTATCTATAAAAATGACGATAATAGAGGTTAGTAGTTCAACATTAATTAATTGAAAGGTACATCATGGCAATTACTTTAAAAGAAGCAAGGACAATAGAGAAGTTAATCAATACTCTTGAAACATCTACTATCATGCGGAATCTATACCTAAGAGGTGATGATTCTACTATGACTGAAAAAGATTATATTATCTCTAAGAATATGTATAATCAAGCGTGTAAAGATTTAGAACAGTTTAATATTCGAATTAGTGGTTATTAATTAAGGACAATGCAAAATGATTAAATTAAGTAAAACATCTAAACTAGACGGCATCTTATCATGGTCGCTTCAAGCCCGTGATACCTGCCCTGCTTCAATTGAGAATGGTGAATTAGTAGACGCTTGCAAGGGATGTTATGCCGTGGGAGGCAATTATCGCTTTCCCAATGTTAAAGCACCAAGAGAGTTTAATCGCTTAGATTGGGAGCGTTTAGAGTGGGTAGATGATATGGTTAAGTCTTTAGATTCTAGCCGTTATTTTAGATGGTTCGATAGTGGCGATATGTACGCTCTAGGCTTAGCAGAAAAGATTCTCGAAGTTATGAAGCGTACTCCATGGGTTAAGCATTGGTTGCCTACTAGAATGCATAAATTCCCTAAGTTTAGACTAGTATTAGAGGCAATGAAGTCTTTAGATAATGTTAGCGTTAGATTTTCTAGCGATAGTGTTACAGGGCAATATATTGATGGTTTACACGGCTCTGTTATTATTCCTACACCAAGCGATATTACAGAAAATATGACATTGTGTACGGCATATGCTAACAATGGAAAATGTAACGGTTGCCGTGCTTGTTATGATAAGTCTATTCCATTAATCGCTTATCCAGCACACGGTAAAGTTATGAATAAAGTTATTATGCTAAAAAAAGTAGCATAGTAAGGGTTTACCCCTATTGTGTACTTACATCATAGGGGCTTAGAATTTAACTGTAGCATTTAACTTTATAAGGATAAAAGATGATAATAATTGAAGCCAAAGAAAAGTATCTAAGTTTTAAGGGTGACAGTAGAGATGCACTAAGTTTAATAGCTTCTCTTCGTGAAACCTATGATTCAAACGATATGCCTAAAATATTAAATGATTTTGTGTTTAACATTGAAGTAGCTTTACAAGATGCTGAAGTATTAGACGAAAACTTTAATCTAATATAACCTAAAATTAAACTTTAAAAGGATTTTAACTTATGAACACAATTAGCTATTATGGTCAACCTATTAAAACAATGATGCACAATGGTATTAAGGTTGAATATTGTTTATGGAAGAATGGTATCCGTTTAGTAGAAGTCAACGGTTTTAAATCAGAATTATTCAATAACTGTATATTTTCGCATTATGTAGAATTAGTATTAAACCATGAAGGGATTACACAATGAAAACATTTATTGATTATTTACTAGGCGGATTGTTTATGGTAGTAATGGGCTTAGGATTAGCATTAATTTATATATACAAAACAGGAGGTTTTTGATCATGAAATATTTAAAAAACATGGATTACTATTCAGATTATGAAAAGTTAGAATTCGCTCAACAGTTATTAAGCGATGTATATTTTCAGTATCAAGACGCTAATAGTACTATAGGTAAAGCGTTATCTCGTGCAGATACTTGCATATATGAAGCCCTGGATGATATGATTCAGATTATGAAAAAAGAGGAGAATTAAAAATGTTAGTAGAAATTACTGAAGAACAATTAAGAGCATTGCAAGATTTATCCGATATAGGCGAATATTATATTGAGGATAAAAAGTATAATGATACGAGTTATAAGAGCGATAGTTATGCAGTCACACAGGCTCAAGAAGTTATTGAGTACATTCAACAACAATTTTGGGAGGTTATATCATGAGTATGAGCAGAAAAGAATTAATCTATGAGTTAACAAAATACGAAATGGATTGGCTTATACAAAATGTAGAGTTTAACGATATGCTAGATTTTTACGAGTTTTTCGCTAGTGGTGGTTTTTATAATTGGAGCGATAAAGCATTACAACAAAAATATGATGATTCTATAAAAGAGGATAATTAATCATGGCTAAAGTAACTATTGAAGTAGAACTACAGGAGGGGCAGAAAATCCCTACAGCATACGATATTCAACGCTTAACAGACCCGAACTGGATGAGTATATGGTGGCATACTGATGATGTACAAAACCATGCTAAGGACTGCGATATAAAGATTAGCCAAGGTGAAGCGAGAGTAATCTTATCACTCGCAGAAGATAACCATGATTGTAATATTGGTATTAATTGGGATGTATTATCGTTTTGGATTGACCAAGTAAGGAAACATTAAAATGAATAAAGAAAACGAGAAGTTATTATCTATATATTTTACTAGTAAAGACATTGACTATCTGTTAAAATTGATAGATGATGGGCTAGAATTTAAGGGACTCTTTGGGGCTATTGTCGAAGAGTGGAACGAAAAACAGGAGGAACTAAAACCATGAAACATAACATAATTTTCAACTCAAGAACAGACCTAATCGATTACTTATGGGAGAACTTCCCTAAGTGGGACGATAAACCAAGCGTAATCAATGCAGATAAAGCGTTAATCATCGTGGATGGAGTACGATTAGAGATAGACGGAGCGTTATTAACCATTGACCTAGGGGAAGCAGAATGAGGGAAGAACTTAAAAAACTACACGAGGAAAAGAATGTATTCAAGTATGATTTTGTCTATATTCCTAGCGTAAAGACTGATATTATGCAAGTATTTAAGGACAAATACGGCTTTCTTGAACCTAGCAAAAAACTAACAGAAGGAGGCTATAGAGAAAATGTTTAATATATTCTACAAGATTTATGACGAAGACTTAGAACTATTTAGAGTAGTAAGGACTAAGTGGGAGCGTGATGACCTTTTAAGCAAGTATAAGAACTTTACCTGTAAAACAGAAAAAAGATATATATTGAAGGAGGAATTCGAAGAAGCACCTTTTTAAGCGATTTAAGCAGTTTTTACTGTAGATGAGGCTCAGGTATTACTTTTTAACTAAAACGGCTCTAATAGCCCTTTAAATCGATTCTGGAGGTATTATGAAGTGTTACTGTTGCGATGTTATCCTAAGTGACTATGAAGCTACGAGACGGAATGCTATTACAAGCGAGTTTATCGATATGTGTAATAAATGTTACAAAAGTGTGTGTAAAGTAGTGTTGGCAGTTGAGCGTGATGATCTAAGACATGATGTAATCGAGGATGAATTTGAGTACGATTCATTCGATGAAATTAAATTAGACAAAACACTTGACAACTAAAAAAACAGTGATACAATAATTACTAAGAAGAAAAAACATTAAATACTATAGTAATAATTACATTATAAGTAATTCTTAACATAGTAGTTTTACTTTAAAGTATCTTATAGTAGCACTTCAACAATCTGAAAGGACTGAAGGACTATGGACGATAGATTTGAACAACAAGCAGGAGCATATCACTTTACCTTAGATGGTATTGTCGATTTCATCAAAATATATGGTTATGATGTCGTACTTCAAGACATCAATGATTATTATCTATGTGTATTAGAATCCCAAAGAAGAGCATCTAATGATGAGTAATGTATCCTTACTCAGGAAGAGTCAATTCATTAAGCACACTGAATGTGCTCAGTGTGGTAGTAGTGACGCTAACAGTTTATTTGATGATGATCACCAGTATTGTTTTGCTTGTAAAGCGTATGTACAAGGTAACGACATTACCACTGATTATGTCGAACAATTTAAGAAGAATAAACCAACTATGAAAGAATTTAAAGATTATGTCGATATTACTTATTGTTCTATCCCTGCTCGCAATATTACTCAATCTACTTGCGTAAGTTATGATGTTAAGGCTACTGATGATAAACATTATTATCCTTACACGAATGAGAATGGAGAGATTGTCGCAGTAAAGATTAGAGGTGTTAAGGATAAATCATTTAGGACTGATGGTGAGTTTAAAGAAGGACTATTGTTTGGTCAGTCTAAGTTCTCAGGTGGTGGTAAGTATGTCACTATCGTAGAAGGTGAACTCGATGCATTGTCGGCATTCCAGATGATGGGTTCAAAGTATCCTGTAGTGTCTATCAAAACAGGTGCTGGTTCTGCTCTGAGAGACTGTAAAGATAACTATGAATGGTTAAACTCATTCGAGCATATCGTTGTGTGCTTTGACCAAGATGAACCAGGACTCAAGGCTTCTAAAGAGGTGGCTGAACTGTTTGGTAATAAAGTATCTATTGTTAAACACAAAGCAGGTTTTAAAGATGCAAGTGATTATCTTCAGAGTAATCAATCTAAGGACTTCACTGATGCATGGTGGAATGCAGAGCAGTATGTACCTGATGGCATCATTAGTGCTCAGGTGCTCTTAGAAGACCTCAAGAAGCCATTAACTAAAGCTCCTGTGCTCTACCCTTGGGATGGCTTAAATAAGATGCTATATGGGCTTAGAACGTCTGAGTTAGTGGTTCTCGCTGCAGGTTCAGGCTTAGGTAAATCTACTATTGTCAGAGAACTTGTATCGAATATCTTAAACAAGACAGAAGAGAAGGTTGGATTAGCATTCTTAGAAGAGACTCCTGAGAGGACTATGCGAGGCTTAGTAGGCTTAGAGATGGCTAAGAAGATTCACTTGCCTGATGCTATCTATGACCCTGAAGAAGTAGAACGAGTCTATGAGCGATTAGACTTAAAGAATCGAGTATTCCTCTGGGAGCACTTCGGCTCGAATGACATCGTGAACGTATTAAACAGACTCAGGTACTTCGTTAAGGTATTAGGTTGTAAGTGGTTAGTCTTAGACCATTTAAGTATTCTTGTCTCAGACCAAGCAGGTGGCGATGAGCGTAAGAACATTGACATGGTAATGACTAAACTCAGGACATTTGTACAAGAGGTAAACTGTGGACTATTATTAGTATCACACTTGAAACGTGCTGAAGGTAAATCACTGGAGGATGGTGCAGTGACTAGCCTAGGTATGCTCAGAGGCTCAGGTTCTATTGGGCAGTTAGCAGATGCAGTTATCGGAGCAGAGCGTAATAGTCAAGCACCTGACATTCGTGAACGTAACACAACTCATGTTAGAGTGTTGAAATCACGTTATACTGGCTACACTGGTCCTGCTTGTAGTTTATTCTATGATGATGCTACTGGACGTTTACAAGAGATAAGGGACGTACTATGAAACATAACGAATTTCTATTATTAGTTGGCATTGGTATCATTCTCTGTGGGTTTATAATCTTTGCTACAGAGATTGGTAAGAAGGAGTATAAGTTTCACTGTGATGCCTTGATAGGTGGTTGGCATCCTGATTTACCTCATAAGTATGCAGCCTTATGTGCTGAAGCTAAACTGGCAAAGAACGATAGATGACATTTAACATTTATACACGAGAAGGTAGACACTTTATGCAATTCTTTGAAACAATAGATGAACTAATAGCACACATGATTAAAAATAACCAACACTCTTACCATAGGATAGACTAATGAAACCATCAGCATACATATCAGACGGAGGTGTAGTATTTAAAGAGATACCTCCTAATCTAATGTTTAACTTAACTCCATTGTATACCTCACCTGAGATACAATACTGGCATAACTTAGTTAAAGATCAAGATAAGAAGATTTTTGAGTTAAAGGCTGCTCTTGAATATGCGACTAAGACTAATGCATTATCAAAAGTAAACGTAGATGAAGTGTAAAATATTGCTAAAAAGTACACTAAAAGTGTAAATAACGATAATATTTTAAACAAAAGGATAAAATAACGCATGGAAAATCATATTTATAATAGCATTAGGACTTTATTTAAACTTGAACAACAATGGAGGACTGATCATGTCGAGTGAATATACACCTGATAAATGGGTTGTAGTTGAAGTGCACACCAAAGATGGCGAGATACTTTACAAGGTGCTCGGTAGTTGGTACGGTGGTTACACAGGGTCAGATGAGTGGCGGTTTAGCTCAGGTATTACTAGCGTAGTACACCATGATAAACATTATGATATTCATAATCATTCTGGTAGTGTGTATACTTGTTATAAAAACTCTAGAGGCATGAGTTCTTTTACTGCTGATGTGTTTCATAATCTTAAAAAGCAGTTAGAAGAGAAAGACATGGGTACAATGAAAATATCCGTTTCAGCTTTACTTGAAGATCAATTTAAACCAGGAGAAGTAAATGAGTGATCACGCAGATATAGGTTATAACATTGAGAATATATCGTATAAAATCAATAACTTACGAAGTGTTTTATCAATGGCAGCAGAGCACGAAACAGGTGAAAGTAGTGCTGTACTCTGGTCAGTTTATGATTCACTAGAGCCATTAGTAGGAGCGTTAGAATTACAAGTTAGTAACTTATTTGCAATACATCGTGAAGAGTTAAAAGAAGCAGTTAAATCAACTAAGAAAGGTAAATCAAAATGAGTGACGAAATGGAATTAAGGGTAAAGATTATTAAAGAGTGTGAAGATGGTTCTGCTATCATTACAGTAGACATGGATGCAACAACAAAAGATTTTCTTATTGGTGAAGGTATACTCGCTGTTCTTAAACGTGGTTTAGCAACGTCTGAGAGTGCTGTTACTGATGATATGTTGAAGGAGGATGAGCCAATTGGACAGGATTGAATATTATATTGTTGCACTTACAGGACTCGGTTATTTAACTGTAGGTGTGTTACAATTCTTTAAAGGTGCTACTTCTAATGCAATTATTTGGAGTGGTTATGCTTTTGCACAAATCGGTTTATTAATGAATTTAAAATAATGAAGATTGTTCTTGACATTGAAACGACAAGCACACACGATGTTATATGGTGTTGTGTTACTCGTGATATGGATACTGATGAGGTGATTGTATGGAAAGCAGCAAGTGGATTACAAAAGTATTTGGACAATTGCGATTTGATTATTTTTCAAAACGGAATAAATTTCGATGCACCATTACTAAGGAAGATTTGGAACGTCACGATGAGATTGAGCCAAGTGTCAGACACGCTCGTTCTCAGCAGACTCCTGAGTCCAAGCCTAGAAGGAGGTCATAGTTTAGATGCGTGGGGTACTCGCTTAGGTTTTCCTAAAGGAGACTTCAAAGATTGGGATGGTGGTTTAACTGAGGAGATGATTACTTACTGTGTGCAAGATACTTTAGTAACTGCTAAACTGTATGATCATTTAATTAAAGAATTGAACTCTAAAGGGTTCTCACAAAGGAGTATTGAACTTGAGCACAATGTACAAGCGATTATTACAAAGCAAGAAGTCAACGGTTTTAAACTCGATCAGAGGAATGCTTTGCAGCTTTTATCTGAACTTAAAACTAAGTTGGATGCTATTGAAGTTGAAATGCAAGTCATCTTTCCTGCAAAAGTAGAATCTAATCGTATTAGTAAACTTAATAAACCTCTTAAAGATATTGTTACACCTTTCAATCCTGGGAGTCGTAAACAGATCGGTGAGAGGCTTATAGAACGTGGTTGGAAGCCGTCAAAGTTTACTGAGACAGGTCAGCCTATTGTAGATGAAGTAATCCTTGCTGATAGCGTTATACCTGAAGCTAAAGCCATTGCAGAATATCTGATGCTACAGAAAAGAATTGCTCAGATAGACTCATGGTTAAATGAGTTAAAGGAAGATGGTAGAGTACATGGTAGAGTAATCACTAATGGGGCTGTAACTGGAAGGATGACACACCGTAATCCGAACATGGCACAAGTCCCTAATAGTGGCAGTCCCTACGGAGAAGAATGTAGGAATCTATGGATTGTTGAGAAAGGATATAAGTTAGTAGGCATAGATGCATCAGGACTAGAACTCAGGATGCTTGCACACTATATGAATGACGATGAATATACACATGAAATTATACAGGGCGACATACACTGGAAGAATACCATTTCTCTCGGTCTCTACGCTAAAGGGACTCTCAGGGATAAAAAAGATCAAGGGCATGAACAGGCGAGAAACAAGGCTAAAACGTTTATATATGCCTTTCTCTATGGTGCAGGAGCTGCCAAGATCGGGACGATTGTTGGAGGCAACGCAAAAGAAGGACAAAAGCTCATTGATAATTTTCTACAAAACACACCGAAGCTCCTGGAGTTACGGCAGAAAGTTAGTCGCATCAGTGCTAAAGAAGGGGCAGTACCGAGTCTCGATGGACGTAAAATATTCATTCGCTCGGAGCATTCAGCGGTCAACACGTTATTGCAAGGTGCAGGTGCTATCGTGATGAAGCAAGCATTAGTTATACTCGATACGTCTTTAAAACGTGCTAAAATAGATTATAAGTTTGTAGTAAACTGTCACGATGAATGGCAGATAGAAGTAAAAGAAGGAAGTGAACATGATGTTGGTCAGTTGGGAGTTAAAGCGATTGAACTTGCTGGAGTGCAGTTTAGCATGAGATGTCCTTTGACAGGTGAATACAAAGTAGGTAACTCTTGGAAAGAAACACATTGATGAACAGACTCAAGCAAACCATTGTAGAGATGATCAGAGCAGGGGAATCTCCTGAAGCAATCATTGCATACTTAGACCAGTTAACAAAAGAGTTGACAAACGTCAATGTTTATGTTAAAGCCATTGAAGAAAGAGCGTTTAGACCATGAACAATATACCTGATGGTTTTGAACCACTAATTATGATTGGTATTTTAAATGATGATTTAATGTTGTTTACAAATCAGTCAAGTGATGATACAATAGACTTATTAGAGCAGTCATTAGAATTTGTAGTAGAAGGTGATGATGTAGTAGGCAGTCCAATAACGTTGCAGTAATTTAACTAACCTAGTGAAGGAAATGAAATGAATAACAGTAATTCAGTACGTATCGAAGGTGAATTGTTTTGGTCAAAGTGGATGAATAACTTTAATACAAAATTCAACCCTGATAATACAAAATATGAATGTACTATCGGTAACATTAGTACGACAGATGTAAAGAAGTTAGAGAGTCTTGGTATCAAGATTAAGCACAAAGACACAATGGGTTCTTACATTGTTGCTAAAAGTCAATACTTATTTAAGCCTCTTTCAAAAGACGGCTCTGAAGTAAATGTTGATGAAGTTGGTAACGGTACAAAGGTAGTTGCTGACTTGTCTTCCTACGAACATCGGATGACACCTAAGCACGGTAAAGCTCCATCAATTAAGAAATTAGTTGTTACGAGTGTAGTCACCTATGACCCAGAAGCAATCACAGACGATGTCCTGTAAAGCTCTCATAGATTCTGATTCTTTGGTTTATGCCATTGGCTTCTCAAGTAGTGACATTGATGAGCCTTTGGCTAAATGGAGATTAGATGAAGCTCTTCATGCAATCCTTGCTGATGTGGATGCTGATAGTTACGAAGGATGGATTACTGGTAAAAAGAATTACCGTAACGACATCGCTGTAACAGCACCTTACAAAGGTCAAAGGATTTCTGAGAAGCCTGAGCATTACCTGGCACTTAGAGAGCACTTACAGAAGCGTTGGCACTTTCATTGTACCGAAGGGATAGAAGCAGATGACGCTGTAGGCATCGCTGCTTATGCTCTCCCAGAGGGTGCTACAGTGATGGTACATATTGACAAAGACCTGAATCAGTTACGTGGTTGGCACTATAACTATCGTAAGAAAGAAAAGTATTTTGTATCTGAAGAAGAAGGTTTAAGAGCATTTTATCTACAGATACTTGTAGGTGATAGAGTCGATAACATCATTGGACTTAAAGGCATCGGACCAGTTAAGGCTGAGAAGATCATTAAAGACTGTAAGACTGAAGAAGAGTTATATTCTACTGTTCTTAAAGCCTATGATGGTGATACAAAACGAGTCCTTGAGAATGGACAATTATTGTGGTTACAGAGGACGGAAGGAGAACTATGGATGCCTCCAAGTTAGTTAGTATCGTATGGGTTGACGCAATGGCAGACTCAGGATGGGAACATAATGTCAAAGCAGATGTTTATACGTGTTTAACAGTAGGTTTTTTAGTGCATGAAACCAAAGAAGCAATCTGTGTAGCGAACACACTGGGTGATGATTTTACTAACTCTAATTGTAGAATGCATATTCCTAAGAAGTGGATAGTAGAACGAAAGGAGTTCAACATTGTTAACAAGCTCAGCAAAGTCCAAGGGCAGAAGACTGCAGCAAGTGGTAAGGGACAGAATACTCCTAAAGTTTCCGCAACTCTCTCTAAGGGACGTAGTATCAACAA